TGCCTCTGCGGCATAAGGATTCTTATGATTGGTAAACGTAGTTTTATGTCTTTAGTTAAAGACTATAACAGTATACTGGGCGTCTATACCGGACGCCTTAAGAAGATGGAGTCTACTGCTCATGCTATTGCATTTGCTGAAGAGTCTAAGCTTCCTGAAAATGTTAATACATTTATGCTAGATAATATTGATATCTACAGAGAGCTAGGTGCAGAGGCTCATGATAGGGTCAAGGAAAGAGTTTCACATCATTGTGATTATGGAGATATTAATAGACTCTGTAGCAATAGCTTCGATGCTACCTTATGTAATGATGATTGGCTAATGTCTTTTGCGGAAGACATGAATATGTTTGCTGCTCCTTATGGCAACCTATCAAACACATGTATCTTTAGGCATGCTAAAGTTAAGGATAGAAGAATATCTGTTATAAATAGAAAGTTTCCTGTAGAGCTAAGAGAAACTATTAAAGATGAACTTATATCTTTTGCTGATGATATGTATAAAGTTTATTATAACTTTTATATTGATCCAGGCCTACCTGATTCATTAGCGAATAATGTAACTGGGTTTGTTAGAGGTAAGTCTTATGTTGAGCATGCCAGAGAACATCTAGGATGTAAGTCTGCTATTAGTGTAGACATAAGTAAGTTCTATGACAGCATATCATTGTCTACTATCATTACCAATGATCTATATCTTAAGTCACTTATCGCAAGCTTTAAGATACGTACTGGTATGGACTTTGCCCCCGAAACTTTTACTAATCCGAACCACTTTCAAGTGCTTCGAAATCTATTCAACATTATCAATCTTAGTTTCATAAATATTATGAACTACTATACTCATAATGGTTTACTACCTACTGGTGCTAACTATTCACCTGTTGTATCTAATATTATATTTGCTCCTATGGATCTTTCTGTTAAGAAATATCTTAGTGGTAACATAAAGTATACGAGGTATGCAGATGATATCTGTATCTCCTCTATGGAAGGTTACAATGAGGATGGTAGTTTTGTATTGAATATGGATTATGTATTGGAGCTGGAAAGAATAGTTAATGGTTCTAGTTTCTATCTCAACTATGATAAGACTCACATTATGGGGCCTCGTGATAAGAAGAAGATTGCCGGCATCATTTTAGATACGTCTGGTGACACGCCTAAGTTATCTATAGGTTCTAATAAAAAGCTTGAGATAAAGAAGATGCTTGAAGGTAAGAGGCTTCACAATCTTGACCCAAGAGAGCGTGGAATTCTTGAGTGGGTTAAATCCATAAACAGGGATCAGTACCAATTTATAAGAAATAGTATGGATAATAGTTGCATACTTACCCATAAGCTTCCCTCGCCCCATGCGGCTAAGCAGAAAAGACGTGAGACATTTAGGCATAGTAGGCTAAGGAACACTCCTAGCATAGTAATGTTTAAGCCTGGTGGTCAGATAAGACGTGGCTTAACTTATGACTTCTATCCAGACTACGTAAATAGAACTGATAGGGCACAACCTAATAATAATATGGCAGAGGCTGTAGATATTTTTGCAGACTTTGCTGAAGGATTACCATTTTAAGGAATAATAAATGATATATGTCTACGGGAACTCTTTTTCAGCAATGGATAAGAGTAATTTTAGAATGATAATGACACATTTTCAGATTGAACCTGAGAAGATTCAGTTTGTTGATCTTGATCATGAAGATGTAGACTTGCGAGAGAAGCATTTCGTACTGACTACTGATCGGTCATTAATAAAAGTTACTAGGGCATTGATTGCTGCTGGTACATACAAAGCTACAGAACTATTAGGAAGAGACGTTGTCGATCCTACTAGAGGATTCCATCTATTTAATATACCTATTACGGTTAATGATATGATGGGATCTATGGAAGACAAGATGCTAACTAAGGCTAAGCTTGATCAATTAGTTAAGTACTATAAGAATTACTTTCCTTTTGATGATGCCTTACCTGATATGACTGCTGGCCCATCTGATAATGGTGCAGTAGAAGATGTTAGTGTTAATGGCAGTAAGGTTGAGAATGTTGAGCAGCCTTTGCCCGAGGCTATTGAGCCAGTGGTTACTAAAGCTATGGTAGAAAAAGCACCTATCAATACTGAGTTGGGTGATATACCAATTGATGTAAATGAATGCTTGAACGCGCTGTATGAACATGTTAACCTAGCTGATAATGGCTTAGGTAAATCACTATCTAAGTATGAAAAGTTTACATTGAGTACAGGCAGTGGAGACTTGACAGTCTACCCTACTAATAGAGTTCCAGAAGCAGATGAGGGTTTAAAGATAACCTTTAAAGATCTTGTTACTGTGCTAAAGGTAAGCGTGCATCTTAATGCAGGTACTATTACCTTTGGAGAAAAGAATGGAACCAATATTTCTGACTAAACTAATAAAGGGATTTCTAACATCCCTTATAATTCATATATCTAAGAAGCTTGTTTACTACATCGACAACTTCTTTACTGAGACTATGGACCCTATAAATAATACTATTGTCACTTGTGGTAATTGTGGTATGGACTTTAGGCTACATGTTTTACATAAGATAGATGAATTAGAAAAATGCCCTGAATGTAGATCACAATTACACATACCTGAGGAGGTTTTAACCGCATATGAACGAAATGAAAACTGGAAACGCAGTCCCGGACGAAGAAGCTAGTCAAATAGAGATGGACTTTGATGCAACTGAAGAAGTCGTAGCTGAAGAAAGAGATAGAGCAATACTCATTAAGTTAGCTCCTGATGGCAAGGTATCTTTTAATCTTGATGGTAGCTTCCAAGTCCATGAAGTATTTGGTGCACTGTATACGACTATAGTTGACCTAACTGTACAACAGTTTATTCATCCTGGCCTTAAGCAAGTTATCCAAGGTGGCAAGAACTCTGAGGCTAATATTGTTGGCTCTATTCAGAATCTTTCTGATCAGATTGCTGCTAGTAGTGATAATGATGCCGTCAGAGACCCTAAGGCTGAAGGACTAGTTGCCGGTCTTGCAGAACTATTAAAGTCTTTTGAAAAGACTGATAGCTAAATGACTATCATATTCGCTGCAGTAGATCCATCAATAAGTTGTACAGCCATATCCCTAATTAAGTCTAGGGAGGATGGTAAGTTTGAGCTAATAGATAAGGTTACTTTGTCCACTAAAAAGACTAAGTATCTGAGCAGATGGAAGAAGAAGACGGATATGTATGAACTTTGGAAGTTTTATCTAGACAGTAGGATAGATACTATTTCCTTTTTTGTGTTCGAGAACTATTCGTATGGTTCTGTGGGACACCTAGCTGACCTTGGTGAGCTAAACGGAATGTTTAAGAAGTATATCTCTGACAATAATAAAAGCTTCGATGTTATCGCACCGTCATCAGTAAAGAAATTGGTTACTGGTGATGGTAGAGCATCAAAGGAGACCGTTAGAGATGTAGTTATGACTAAGTTTATAAATAGAAATAAAATTAAATTTAATAATTTAGATGAAAGCGATAGTGCTGCTATAGGCGTTGCGTATGCTATTAAGATGATGGAAGAAGTTAAAAATGAATCTAAATAAGATTGAAGATTTAATGACAATGGTTGGTACTAAGATGAAGGAAGATACTATCTCTGACAAAGAGTATCTTGTTTTTGTTGCTAACCTATTGATATCATTTGGAAAAACTGGTATGGATAGCATGAATAAGTTTCCTGATGTTAATATTAATGACTCTGTGTCAGTTGAGTTAACTCTTAATCAGAATCCTAATGATGTTCACCTGTCTTCCGTACTTCAGGGGCATGCAATACTTAAGTGGTCTGAAAGCGTGGAGTAGGTTATGTCTAATATAGTAGAAGAGTCTGCCATTACAAATGGTGAAGGCCTAATGGAATACGAGCAGATAATGCACGTGGTTGAGACTAAAATTCCATTCAAAGGTAAAACATTAAGTCAGTGGTCTGAAGAAATAAAGCTACCATATATTAATCATGATATGACGTTACATCAGCTAGAGGAATTTAATCATCTATATGTTAATAACTCTTATCTAGTTATGGATGCACTTGCTTCTGCTAGGGCAGGATTACATTACACTAAAAATCATATGGAAATATCTATTCTACGTGAGAAGAAAGCTATAGAAAGTAGGATCATACAGTGGAATTCTGTACCTACTAACACTCCTAAAAGGAAAATCCCATCCAAGGACACTCTTAATGATAGGGCAATGGAGATGAATGCTCAAGCCATATCAGCTCATAGGGTTGCAGAAGTCTTCTATGAATTCTTTAAGACTCATCATGAGAAGTTAAAGATCATTGGGGATAGACTTACAGGTATGAACATATTGAAGAACATTGAAAGTAAGTATGTGCATTAATGGAAAAGACTGGTAAAGAATTTTTAGTAAACATATTAAGGAGTGCATTCATCACTAAAGAGGATGCATCTATATTATACGACACCATTCACGATAAGTGTGTTGAAGCCCTCTGTGAGGGTAAAGAAGTTAATCTATTTGACCTAGCTGCCATTAGGGAACATATAACTCCTAGTCATGAGCGTTATGCTCTTGGTGATAGAAGGATAACTGTCCCCGATAAATCTAAGATTAAAGCTAGAGTCTTTCCTAAATTAAAAAGCGAATGGGAGTTCTTGAATGACGATTAGTGTTTTACATATAGCAGAAGACGCAACAGAAGTTAGGCAATATGTTATTGATAATGTAGATAACATAAGTGCTATTAGAATAAGTGCTAATTATTTATTAAAAGAACTAACAAATTTAGGAATCATAAACAACGATGATGTTGACAACTCATTGATTGTATTGAGAAAGATTACTAATAGATTGTTTAATAATACATTTACTAGAAATAGGATGCCAATAAGTACTCCAGAGTTCATATGTTCCTTCACTGAAGAAGCACTGTTAGACAATGAGAGTACTTCTTTTTTAAAGATTTGTTATCACTATTCTATCCCAGTATTCATAGATGATGCAGGTGTACTTAATAATATATTCGCCTCTGACATATGTACTAATAGACCTATGCTATCCAGTGAACAAGACTGGACAATATACAATGGTATGATAGATGAAGACTCTCTTCATTTTGTATATGGATTACCCAGAGAGTCTTCTGTTACTAATCTTAAGCTGTTTGCGGGGATGGACATTGGTTTTCCTTGGTACAGAAAGATTGATGATAAGGAAAGTATTCTAGATTGCTTAGATGTGATGGACGATATGGAAATAGAAAATTATATATATGATAAGTTATTTTAGGAGAAGAAATGGCTGATAAGGACGTAATGAGAGCATTAGTTGCTGCAAAGAATGCACTTAAAAAGAAGTACGGTGAAGAAACCTTTAGGGATTCATCCAGTACATTAAAAATGGAATCTATATCTACTGGTTCACCATCTCTAGATAATGCTATTGGTATAGGCGGTTTACCTGAAGGCAGGATTGTTGAAATCTTTGGTGGTGAGTCATGCGGTAAGACAAGTCTAGTATCTATACTATGCGGAGAGGCTCAGAAGAAACATCCGGATAAGTTTATAGGTTTTGTTGACGTAGAGCATGCTTTTAATCCACCTTATGCTGCTAGTCTTGGTATGAAGATGGGTGAGGATAAGACTTGGTTTGCTCAACCAAGCTCTGGTGAAGAAGCATTAGAGATACTGCTTAACCTAGTTGAAACTGGTGGGTTCTCAGTGTTAGTTCTTGATTCTGTTGGCGGTATTCAAACTAAGCGACAACTTGAAGGCGAGATAGGCAAAGAGACTATGGGCGAAGTAGCTCGGATCATGAGTCAGACTATGCCTAAGATTGTTAAGGCTGCTAATAAACATGGGACTCTTGTTGTATTTATTAATCAACAAAGAGCTACTATGGATATGTATGGACCTAAAGATACTACTATGGGTGGTAAGGCTTTACCTTATTTCGCATCAGTTAGACTTAAGCTTAGAAAGAAAGATGTCATCATGGATGGCACGACCCCTATAGGTCAGTCAGTTGAAATTAAGGTTATAAAGAATAAGGTAGGCAATCCTTTTGGTGTTGTTGAATGTGATCTTTATTTTCATAAAGGTTTTGATAGACAGGCAGAGCTTGTAGATGAGGCTATTAAGGCTGGTATCATTGATCAAGGTGGTGCTTGGTACTATGTTGATAAAGGTACTGATAATAAGATTAGGTTCCAAGGTAAGTCTAAGGTCGTAGAATTCTTTAGAACAGAACCTGAGAAGTATCAAATAATATTAGATAAGTTAATGTCTATCAATAAAGATCTGGCTGGTGAAGTCGTCTTTGAAGAAGACATAACTGAAGAAGAAGTTTTAGAAGAACTAGAAAAGTTCTCAAAGGAAGACAAGAAGTGAGTCACTTTAAAGATGTAGGTACTTTTATGAGTACTTTTGGGCAGGATGTCCACAAACAATTTGTAGATCCAGGTGTTGATATAGTTAAGCTTAGGATGGAACTTATATGTGAAGAGTTCAAGGAAGTATTTTCTGAGGTAGTGTCCTCTAGTAGTATTAATGGTATGACTGGTAAATCTATCTTGTCTACTATGTCTAAGTTGATTGCTGACCTTACACCAGAAGATATATCCATTAATCATGTTAACTTATCTAAAGAGTTATTTGATCTAGAGTATGTTGTGTTAGGTGCTGGCCATGCCTTTGGTGTCGATCAGGATGCTATGTTTGATGAAGGACAACGCTCTAATATGAGTAAGCTTGGGCCTGATGGTAAGCCTATCTATAGAGATGATGGTAAAGTTCTTAAAGGGCCAGACTATTTTAAGGTTGATGCCGCTGATGTTATGTTTAAAGCAGGTTGTTATCCAATAGCTGCTGATAATCTTACTGAAACATTTCATAACTTAGACTCTGGTATTTAGTTATGGATGCAGTATTCGAAATAGAAGAAGAAGGTTTTGATGATGAAGCTGGTGAGTTAGTCACAATTGGTGTAGCTCAACCACCTAATACTCTTATGTCCTTTACTGGTAAGAATAAAACTATTCATCTAGTGTCTACTGACCTGTGTGAAGAAAGAGATCCAACAGATGTTTTAATGCATCTGATTGAGAAAGGTCTTGATAGTTACTTTATGGACTGTGAAAACCTAAAGATTGTAGTTGAGGAATAAATATGAGAGATCATTTTAATAATGAAATCTTTGAAGGATGTATCATTGCGTACCCTGTACGTAGTGGTAGTAGCCTATGGATAGAAGAAGCCAGAGTTATTGGCTTTACTGATGAAGGATTGAAAATAGTTAAGGCTGACGGTAAGAAGACGAGACTTAAGAATACTCATAACTGTTTCGTGTGTCATGCACCTAGTACTCCTAAGGATGAATGGAATGAGGCATAGGTTGTGGATGACTTTGAGGTTACTAAACCTAACGTAGATGAAAGGCTTGGACTGTACAGGCACAAAGAGAAAGGCAGCTTATATTGGTTAAGATATATAACCAATGAGGATTCCGACTGGGAACCTACTGCTGTCTATTTCAACACAGATTATATTAAGTGGTGGTCAAGACCACTGAACATCTTCCTTGAAAGATGTGAGAAGTTATAAGTTTTAAGGATATAAACTTTGTCTCAAACGTACACTGGTTTACATCAGCATAGTGTCTATTCTGTATTAGATGGTTTTTCTAAGATAGATAAGATGGTTGAAAGATGTAAGATGCTGGGTATGAAAGGAGTGGCTTTAACTGATCATGGTAATTGCTTTGGTTGGTATGAGTTAAATAAATCTTGTAAGAAGCATGGCATTAAACCAATCTTCGGCAATGAAATGTATATGGCTCCTGGTAGTGCTACAGTAAAAGAAAAAGTTGATGGTGAAAAACCTTACTATCATCTAATAGTCGTGGCTATGAACAAGGAGGGTCATAAGAATCTTATGCGCCTAACAAGTTGGTCGTGGCTAGAAGGTAAATATTATAAGCCTAGAATAGATACAACTAGGTTAGCTCAATGGGGCGAAGGTTTAATTGTTACTAGTGCATGCCTTGGTGGTAGACCATCTCAGTTATTCTTAGAGAATAGATCTGAAGAAGCTGAAGACCATATACTTGAGATGAAACAAATACTTGGAGACAGGTATTACTTAGAGCTTACCCATACTGGGTTAAGTGAAGACGGTGTATATCTTCAGACTGAAGCTAATAACTTCTTGATCTCTATGGCTAAGAAGCATGACATTAAGCTTGTCATAACTGCTGACTCTCACTATGTTGAGAAGGATCAGTGGGACTATCATAGAACATTAGTAAGTATTAATACTGGAAACATAAGTAAGATCAAGGTCAATGCTGATACAGATCAGGATGACTCTGGTATGTACTATGAGAAAGAACAGTACTACATTAAGTCCTATGAGGATCTTAAGCGACATTATCTACAGTATCATGGTGAAGATTTCCTACCCATGTTTGAACAGGCTATGAATGCTACTAATGATATAGCTGACATGTGTAATGTTGACTTTATTGATGGTCTTAAGATCATACCTGAGATTGTAGAGAACCCTGATGAGGCTTTAGCTGCAGAGTCTTATGAATATCTCTCTAAGTATCTTTCTGATCGTAAGATTACTGATGTTGCACTAATATCAAAGTACCATGAGAGACTTAGGCATGAGCTAGAAGTTATTCGTAAGATGGAGTTCTCTGATTACTTTCATGTAGTAGCTGAGTATACACAATGGGCTAAAGATAATGGTATAATGGTTGGCGGCGGACGCGGCTCTGCAGCTGGATCTTTAGTAGCTTATTGTATGAAGATAACTGGTATAGATCCTATTGAGCATGATTTATTATTCGAAAGATTTTTAAATCGTGGAAGAGCGAAAAGACCGCAAATAGAATTTGAAGAATTTTCAATAGATAAATATAAGGAAACCAAATAATGCCAACTACTTTCCCGTCAGATCCAAATGAGGCTACAGCACGAATTAATTTTTGGATTAATGGAGCTACAACAGGTGGCCCTTTTCAGGGTAAAAGAATCTTGCCTACTAAAGATAAGATAAAAGCTAAGGATATTAATGAACTTAGAGATCAAATCGAACTACTTATAGGTCATACTCATGAGTATACTGACTCATCGGGTGGCGGAGGAACTACTACATGCGGATAGAAGACAAGAAGATACTCGATGGCTTTTTAAAAGTTAGAGAAGAAGCTATGAATCTTGGAATAGAGAGTGTTGAATCTGCTACAAAGATTATTAAAGGTATATTGATTACAATATCTAAGAGTAAGAAGGTACTTCCTTCTCAGATCTTTAATCTATGTCAGGCTATGTCTCACTATAGAGAGATAGTTTTCTTTTCTAGGTCTAAGGTTGATGCAGAGATGATGAATACATGTAGGACAACCTTACTTGATAGTATTGAAGGCTTAGATGCTCCGATAGTATCAATAGTACTAGAGACCATAGGCTTCTCTTACATACCGTTTGTTAGAGGTGATAGCAAAGGTGTATATGAAAAGCTTATGCAAGGTGAAGGCTTCTCTGATTACTTTGATGGTGTTAAGAAAGCATTAGTCTTCTTTGAGAAGAGTGCTGCTATAGATACTGCTACCAAGTTTAGTGCAAGTACGAATAAGATTAAGGATGAGTCCTATAGTGTATGGTCTAGATACTCTTCTGAGTATCATTTGTCTGATATATTGTACTCTTACTTCTTAAATTCTGAATTAAAGTTTAGAGAAATCGTTGCTATGAATGATTCATATCTCAATAATATTAAAGGTTTAGCTGATGAGTGGAAAGAAAAATAGTATACCTGCTGTTAACCTAAGTGGCTTTAGTAAGGTTGAAAAGCTTACCCTTGTGGTCACTAAGGGATGCAACATGAAGTGTGACTATTGCTATGAAAAGCACTTTCCTGAACAGAAAATGGATGTAGCTGATGCGTTTAGACACATAGAGGAAACTGATCCTACTATTATTAAGTTCTTTGGTGGTGAGCCATTGCTTAATAGGAGACTAATAGCGCAGGTTATGGATTCTTATCCTGATAAGTACTATGAGGTTATAACTAATGGTACTTATATAGATAAGCTAGATGAAAAATATTGGAAACAATTTAATGTAATCTATATAAGTCTTGATGGTAACTATGAGAATGATCCTACTAGGTGGTCATCATTTGAAGAGTACACTAAGGTTATTAATAACATTAAGTGGCTTGCCTCTAAGGTAGGCTCAGAGAAGTTAATATTTAGTACTACTCTAGACATAAGAAAGGCTCCTGACTATTCTATTATACAAAGGGTTGAAGATATCTTTGAGATATCTGGTGCCACTAAGTTTGATATTAATATTGTAATGTTTGATGGTGACAATAACTATGTTATGACAGAAGATATTAGGAATAAGTTTCTTTATTGGTGCATGGAAGCTAATCTTGCTTCAATTAAAAGCGGAGGTCAGTACGACATAGGCCTTAATGAAGCAGTGTTTTCAACTAAACAACATGAAATGAATTGCTGTAACTTCAGAAGTAAAAAGCAATTAGCTGTAGATGTAAATGGTTTCTCAAGTGCTTGTCACGTAGCAGCTTATTACAATCTAGACGATGATATCTTAAATGAATTAAATGAAACAACAGATGCTGCATGCATTATATTAGAAGCAATGGCCAATAAGGCTGGTATAACAGTACCTCTTGATACGGAGAACTTTGCTACTATTGCAAAGGCAGAGAATATTAATAGGACTATGTACTATGCACAACCTAATAGAGAAAGGTTCCTTTGTCGCTCGTGATGAACTGTGGTTCTATAGGAAGGTTAGAGAGTCTGATTTAAAAGACTTTCATCCTTACCTAAAGAAATTCTATAAAGAGCATGGGTATCAAAACCCACCAACTTATAAACGACTAGAAGAAAATTATAATACAGGCCTATACAATAACTCCCATGTGATATTTGATTCAGATGGTACGCTTAATGCATGCTCTATTATACATAACATTAGTACACCTACTTATGATAATACTAATGGGTACGTTAGCAAGTGCTGGGGCTCTGAATTATATCTAGAGGGAAAGAGGTCTACTGTGGCACCTACATTTACTTTAAGTATGTGGTTTAATATCTATGGTGGAACTCATTGCTTCTTTGAGGCCAGTCTACCTTTTGTTTATGGTAAGTTTATTGAGTATGGCTTTGAGCCGATTAAGGTTAAAGAAGATAAGGATGATTGGGTTGTGATCTATGATCGTATAATCAATCCTGATAAATTATATAAATTTGGAAAAGTAAGAGAGAATAGATTTGAATACTGTTAAGCAATACGAACCCGGGAGCTACATGGATACTGGAATGAAGACAGTCAATCCTCAAATGATTCCAGCCCTTAATTTAAACCTCGATGAAGGACTTAACCACCTCAAGGGAGAGGTTGGGCCAATAGGTGCCGGCCTTGGCTCTAGAGGTACTAGAGAAGAGTTTAAAGGTAAGTTCGATGAGTTGGTTATGGTTAACCTGCTTATGACTAAGAAATGTAACTTCAGATGTGACTACTGCGTAGAAGATAAAGATCTACCTGATGATGTCCCTTGGAATTATACAAACTTTGATCAACTAATTACTTGGATCAAGCATCAGAAGAGACCAGCAGATGCTAAGCCAGTGGTATTATCTTTCTTTGGTGGTGAGCCACTACTTGAATGGGATACCATAAAAGATTTTATGAGATATGGATTAGATAAGTATCCTGGACTCATAGAGTTTAATATTAGTACCAACATAGTTTTGCTGGATGATAAGAAGCTTAAATGGTTAGAAGAAAATACTAGTGGTAGAGAGATAACATTTCTACTTAGCCTAGATGGCTTTGATAGAGTTAAGTCTAGGCATACTACTGGTGATAAGAATAATAATTTAATGACTCTGATAAGAAAGAATATTCAGAACATGAAGGATAACTACTATAGGATCTTCAAGTGTTCATCATTCAGAGTTAGTGTTATGCCTCAATATTGGGACATCCTTAAGGAAGACCTATATGAGATGGTCGACTATGGGCCAGAGAATATAATCATTCATCCGGTTACTACTGAAGCCAATGCTCCATGGACTACTGAGCTATACCAAGAGGTTACTGATGTCATAAATGATGTGTGTGCCTATGCTATTGAGACATCTAATGTTGAGATAGAGTGTATGGAAGGTGTTAATAAAAAGAATCATAACTGTGGTGCTGGACATACTATGCTAGCTGTTAATCCAGATGGTGGCATCTACTCATGTTACTTTACTGCTCACGCAGAAATGGATGCAGATATTATGGGCAACTTCATAACTGAAGCTGTCAACATAGAGCGTGGTAATATCTATAAGCTTAATCCTAACTACGACCCTAAGTGTGGTAGTTGTGAGAAGAAGTATTGTTTTCAGTGTTCTGTTAAGAATCTATTACATCATGATGCTCATTTTTGTTCATCTCTATGGTGTGAAGACTTAGCTGACCTGTATGAGAATACTTTGGAGATGACTAGCCTTACTAGAATTAATAGACAGATGGCATCTAAGATAGGTCTTACTAAGGCTGAAGCTATATCTGAAATAGAGTGTAAGGTTGAAGATATGCTTATGCTTGTTAAGGCACTACTGATGAATGAACCTTATAAGCCTCAAGAAGATAACTGTGGATGTCATGACGTTCAAGGATCTAATGTTGAGATGGTTCAGCTAATTAAGGACGTGAGTACACTTAAATTAACACTAGAGATTCTTCATAATAGGAAGTTTCCTAACGATACCGTGAGCAGTATATGATATTTGTTCGTAAAGTTAATATTAATAAGGTTGACAAGCAGTGGCTAGGTGAAGCATTTGCTTTTAATTCTTATAGGAATAATTTTGACTCTATACAACAACTTAATGATTACGATTTATACATAGTCCATAAAGACAATAGGGATATAGGTTTCTTCTTATTGCACATATATACAAAGCTTAAGGAGGTCGGTACTACTTACTGGCCTCACCCTAGGTTTTGTAGAATGAATATGCTACCGATAATACAGGTGGCTGCAGTGGCTGCTATAAATTATGGCAAGAATAATCGTCTTGATAGTCTTATGATGCGTACTGCTGATGGACTACCGTGTAGAATGATTAAGAAGATGTATGATAGTGTTGATAGCTTAAAGATTATGGCAGGGGTTTATATTTTGTATGGAAGGTTTGCCTCTATCAGACTTATTAAAGACATAGTTACTTATCCAGAAAAAGATAATTTCGACTGCTATGAGGTAGATATTTAATGAGTAGAACATTGAGACAAGAAGTAGAGGCTGCTAAGGATAACCCTTGGTATGCACTACATGAAAGAGATATTAATTTTGAGCTTAATCATTTAGAGCTCCATGATACCGATGAATATCTATTAGCTATGCTCGATAGTGGAATAAAGGCTAAGAAGAATCCAAACAATTCTAATATAGCATTCCTTCTAGGCATAACTGATGATGAACCTACTGGTAGGATAACAACTGTTGGCGGTTCCTTTCCGGATATAGATCTAGACTTCGAAAAGGATAGAAGAGATGAAGTTAAGCAGCATCTTGTTGATAAGTATGGTAAAGATAGAGTTGCATCTATCGGTACCTTTATGTTTCCTAAGCCGAAAGGTTTATGGAAAGATATAGCTAGACTATATGATCTAGACTTCCTTAGGTCTAATGAAATATCTAAGATGATACCTGATGATCCTGATTTAAAGGACTTTACTCAGGCACTTGAGATGAGTTCTGACCTTAAGAAGTTATATGACACCGACAAACAAGTTAGGGAGATTATAGAGTATGCAAGAAATCTTGAAGGAACAGTCAAGACCGTTGGTATTCACGCCTGCGGGATGTGCATATCCGTTGACCCACTTACTGATACCATCCCATTATTCTCCTCGAAAGATGGCGCAGTTACTCAGTTCGATGGAGAAACCCTTGAGAAGATTGGACTTATTAAGTATGACATACTCGGACTTAAGAACCTTTCTGCCATTAGTAAAACATTTGAACTTATCAAGAAAGTTCAAGGAAAAGATATCAGTGTTGCCGATATACTTCCTGATGATCCTGAAGCTTACGACATAATAGGTAGTGGTAATAGCTATGGCGTCTTTCAGATTGAAGGCTCACAAGGCCTAAGAGATTTTGCTGCGGCTGCAAAGCCGTCTAATCTTACTGAGATGGCAGCTGTTATATCTCTGTATAGACCTGGCCCTATGGGTATGAATGCTCACGTTGATTATGTTATGCGTAAGAATGGTAAGCAGGCATCCACGTTCCCTATTCCTGAATATGATTACATCTTTAAAGAGACCTATGGTCTTCTAGTATTCCAAGAACAGCTTATGATCCTCTCTAAGGACATGTGTGGCTTTAGTGACATAGAGGCTGATGTTCTTAGAAAAGCTGTTGGTAAGAAAGATAGAGCCCTTCTGATGGCACAGAAGGAAAGGTTTGTTGATGGTGCTGTTGCCAATGGTCAAGACAGACTTAAGATCTCAGCCTTATTTGATGAGATGGAAGAGTTTGCTAGGTATTGTTTTAATAAGTCACATGCTATATGCTATGCGGAGATTGGTTATCAGACCGCGTGGTTGAAGGCATACTATCCTTCTGAATTCCTAGCTGCAGTCATTGCTTTTGAGGATACGATTGAGGGACAGTCTGTTTATATAGAAGACGCTAAGAGAATTGGTATATCTGTATTACCACCTGACATCAATAGGTCTTCTAAAGACTTTACTGTTGCTAAGAATGGTGACATTCTTTTTGGTTTTAATCAGATCAAAGGTGTTGGTGGTAGAGCTATCACAAAGATCTTATCTGTAGCACCCTCTAGTAGTTTTGGAGACTTCTTAATTAAGTCCTATCATGCTAAGGGTATTAATAAAAAGATCATAGAGGCACTCATTCAGTGTGGTGCTTGTGATTGTTTTGGTTATAAAAGATCATCTATGATTAAGAACTTCGAGAACTTCCTTGCTACCTATATTAAGTTACTCGGTGCTACTGAAGATCCTAAGGAGATTAAGGCAGTTAAAAAAGAGTTGCTTGAAGCTGAGGAAAGATTGTTTAGTGATCCCAATCAAGCTGAGTATCCTATGCTAAGAATATTAGATATGGAAAAGACTCTTATGGGTATACATATATCAGGTAACCCATTTGATATTGTTGCTACTATAGTGGAAGAAGACTTTTATAATATAGGAGACTTTGAACATAGAGATGGACAGGGATATATTCTTGGCCAAATAAACAAGATCAAGAAAACTGTAACCAAAGCAGAAAAGAAAGAGATGTGTTTTATAGATGTTGCAGACAGTGTTGGTGGAGCTACCAGCTTTGTTGTGTTTCCTACTACGTATGCCTTGTATAAACATTGTATTAGTGAAGGTAACTACGTACTTATAATGACACGTACTGAGTCTAAAGGAGGTAAGAAGTCCTACTTTGCTGATGCAATTAGAGATATTACTTCTGAGGTAGACAATGTTTCAGACCAGATAGAAGCTGAAAAGGAGATGAGGTCAATAGATATTCACTTCAAGGAGCCACCTGGTACTGTAAGAATTAAGACTATCTTTAATGCTATCTCAGAATATGTGGTAGAAGAAGATAGTGGATTTAAGATGACCCTATGCATGGACATAGGAGATGCCGTCTTTAGGATAAAGAAGTTTAATAGTAAGCGTATAGATATTCCAATGTTGAGATCCTTAGGTAGGCATGCTGATATATATGTGAGCAGAAGCAGTTGATAAAGCTTGAAGATGAGCTATTTGAAAAGAAGTGTATCGAAAAGTTCGGTCGCACCTCAAGCGGAGTAAAGTATCACTTCGAAGACCTTCAGGAAAGGTTAGAGAACTTAGAAAGTAAGAGGGACATGGAAGGCCCTATTCATGCTGCTGTAATGGCTAGGCTTGAAGGTCTTCAACAAGTTCTTTCTGAATCAGCAGGCTTGGATTTAAAGTTAGTCGACAAAAAGGCTGCGAACATAATCAGGTCTGCAAAAAACAATAAGAAATTTTTAGAAGGATAAAAGTATGGAACTAATTAAACTTCTCGATGAGCATCTAATGGAAGCTCCAGCGCTAAGGATTAAAAGATTACCAACTTTCTATCCAAGTGCAGCTTCGTGTATAGATGAATCAGAGAATGGTGGTGGCAAGGCACTTGGTGCTTGTATGCGATCACAGTTCTATAGATGTCGAGGATACGACAAGACTAATCCGTCTGGGCTTTACTCTCAGTACATATTTGCAGCTGGTAACAGTTGGGAAGATTGGCTTACTGAAAGAACTAAGCAGATGGGTATTTGGGTTGCCAATAGTATTAAGTTTCAAGATATAGAAAGAAATATATCTGGTGAGGTTGATATAGTTGTTAGGGATCCTGACACAGGTGAGATTATGATTGTAGAGAATAAGACCTACAGTTCAGCTAACTACCAAGCCAAGAAAGAAATCTGTGGAAGCAGAGCATGGAGAGGTAGTCCTGCCGCGAACCCTAAGCCAAAAGATTCTAACGTTATGCAGTCATTTCTATATCTAGGTCATTTTGGTGATCAAGGGATCAGTAAGACTCTATTAACTTATTTAGATAGAGCAGCTGGTGGCCCTGAAAATAATAAACAGTTTACGGTAGAGATAGACCAAGTTGGTGATCGTAGAAAGCCAAAGATATCTGTAATAGATATTGAAGGTAATCTTCAGACATGGACTGATCAGAGAATAAGTTTAGAGGGTATCTATGATAGGTATGCTGGCCTTAAGGCTTCGCTTATTGCTGATGAGATACCTAGACCTGATTATGACATCACCTATTCGGCTAACAAAGTTGAAGAAATGAATACGGCTGGGCTAATAGCCAAGACTAAGATGGAGAAGTATGTCAGAAACCCTGAGAACAATCCTATCGGTGATTGGCAATGCGCTTGGTGCGACTATAGAGATCTATGTAAAGCACATCAGGAGGACGGAATTTAATGTCCGATTCAGTATTAAGAGAAAATTCAGAGGATGCCTTTAGAATTAAAACTAAAGAGCTAGACTCAACAATAATAAATCATTTAACCCAGGTTAAGATGAAAGCACAGGATCTTAGAGATGAGATCCTTAAAGCTGGATCTAACGAAACAGTTTCTAAAGCATTAGATAAACTTAATGAAGCTATATTCTGGGTAACATACGCAAGATCAGCATAGGTAATATGGATGTCATTAGTTAAGATAGATAAACTTGAAGAACAACTTCAGAAAATTAGGATGCATCTTCCTGATTATTTGAAAGAGCAAGGCCATGATATAAGTAATGGCAAAAAGATAAAGTGTTTGAATCCAAATCATGACGATAGGTCTCCATCTATGTCTTCCTTTACTGTTAAGGAAGGTCATGAGCAGATGCATTGCTTTGCTTGTGGTTTTAATGCAGACATATTTACTGCTGCCCATGTGCTTGAACATAAGCCTATCATGGGACCTGGTTTTATAGATGACAATGTTCTCTACTTAGCTAAGAAGTATGATATTGAAGTACCAGTTAAGGCTTTAACTGAAGAAGAGATCTACGAAATGAGTACCTATCAAGCCTATAAGGCTGCGACAGACTACTTGGCTAGATGTCCTATGGGTGAAGCTCAACTTGCTGAACTTGCTAAGAGAGAATGGGACCCTAAGTTTGCAAAAGAAAATCTTATAGTATGTTGTGATGACTTTCCTAAGTTCAGAACTCATATGAAGACACTTGGTTTTTCAGCCAAGTTCCTAGATGAAATCGATCTTGGAAATGATAAGATATTTGCACCTAGTAATCTCATATTTACTGTCTGTGACGAGCATGGTCGTCCGGTCGGTTTTGCTGCACGTAACTTGAACTTTGACGGTGTAAAGGATGTTGATACGGGTAGACTTATTAATGGAACTAAGTTTAATAATACTCGTACCACTGGAGCTAAGTGTAATATCTACAGGAAGTCTGAAAGACTTTACTTGATGCACAAGGCTAAGAGAAAATCTCCACCACTATATATCTTCGAAGGTTATGGTGATGCAATTACGTTGCAGCAGGCTGGGCTTGAGGGCTCAGTAGCGATAGGTGCGCTCGAGTTGAGTGAGCACCATCTAAATACATGTCGTAGAAATGGATGCTATGATGTGGTGTTCTGTCTTGACGGAGATAAAGCAGGACAAGAGAAAGCTAAGGCCTTGCTTGATGAAGTGTTACATCATGTACATGACATTAAGATTAGGTTTATATTTCTTGAAGAAAAGGAAGTCAAACTTGACGACGGAAGTGTGATTAGTGTAAAGGTTGATCCTGACAGTTATGTTAGAGAGAATGGCCTTGAATCTTTCATGTCCTTACGTAGAGTCAATCCCTTCGAATGGAGATTACAGGAGTTTGAAAGGGAAGGAGAGACTGATCCGGAAACCATCTGTTTCAGTATGATACCAATCATTATGAATGAACCTTCGCCTATTAGGCGTCAAGGTATGGTAAAGGAACTATCAGATCATACTGGCTTTCCGGAAAAAGTAATCAAGGAAGAGCTGGATAAGCTGAAGAGTACGGAAGATGCAAGGATTCAACTCGGTAGGGAAGCCGTTGTTGACAACATGATTTCGTCACTAAAGAATCGCAAGGAGTCATTTGAAGTTGTACTTCAGAAGGCAAGCGATGATCTTTATAAAATAGATAAAGACAATAATGGCCCGGCAATGGATGCCAATACTATGGTTAATAACATATTAGCTATAAAGCAGTACTCAGAATCTGAGGATCTGCATGTAGGCCTGAACTTTGGTGAAAACTTCAGAACTCTTAAAGCAGCATTATCAGGGGACCTCAGACAGAAGATGATCCTTCTGGGAGGTGGAGCGAACACAGGTAAGACTACCAAGTTTGCAAATTTAGCATGGAATTTAGCTAGCCTCAATGATGATGTGATCGCAATAGTCTTAACTATTGATGATAGTGCTAAAGAGTTTGTGCCAAGACTTGTTAGTTACGATATAGCTAAGAGGAATTATGATACCAATAGAGACCTATTTGATCTAATAACAATTAATAAAATAGCTACTCCGTTCTTATATAAGAACAATATTGAGTATGATGCCATCATGGAAGAAAAGGAAATTTCTTACCGGAACTTATTAGAACTGTCTAGAGAAAATAAGATGGTTGTACTGGATTCAAATGGTGGTCGTAGTATAGATTACATCAGGAACACTGTTAGAAATTACACAGAGTTATTTCCCGATAAAAGGGTAATCATGTTCATAGACAACTTTCACCTAGTGGACATGCCAGGGTATGAGGACGGTAGGACTAAGTATAAAAACTTATCTAACGCCCTGAAGCAGGTAGCTGTACAATTTGATTCAACAATCATTAGCACTGTGGAATATACTAAGATTCCGAAAGGGATAAAGCCTAGTAATAATAATTTAGCGGAGACGGTCCAGTTAGAATATGATTCTAATTGCATAATGCATCTGTATTCAGAATTGCATGACCTTAGGGAAGAGTCTCCGAAGTTCTTCTTAGGACCTGATGGGGTCACAAAGTATCCTATCATAGAGGAAGCTTTTGGAAAGAATAAGATCAACTCTTTTAAGGGTGACATCTTTTATAAGTTCTATCCGGAAAAAGCTTTCTACATGGAAGTTACTAGACAACAAGTAGAAGAACTAGTGCAAAGCAACTTGCAACATGCGCAAGCAGAAGCAATGCTACAACGAGAGGCAGAACAAATGCCCGCACTTAATCGTTTTGGATAACATAAAATGAGACTTACCTCTAATGACTTAGCACTTAATGCATTATGTCCTAATATATTGTCTTACAAAGACAGGCATATTGAGTTTTCTAATACACTATCCAAGTACAACTTAGAGCTTGCTCACATCAGGGAATTTCCTGAGCTCTATATTAATGTACTTATTTATAGGTGTTTAGAAGAATATCTAAAGGATCTAGATATTGATATTAAGACGTTAGAGGCTTTGTATAATGGATATACCTCGGGGCTGGTAGGAGATGTGATATCAGTCCCACTTTTAGCCAAGGGTTGGATGCGGCTAGTAGAAATTTATAATAAACTATTTAAAATACTTGAAGGATATGACTTAGCTTATACCAATATAGAGTTTCATAAGTCTACTAGGATTAGAAGACCTTTTAACTTTAAGATAGATGCTTTACTGATGAGGAAGAACTCCTCTAAGGTTACATTACTTACAATAGTTCCAACCAATCATTCTCATATAACTTCTCATGTTACCGATAATCCTGACACTATGTTTGGATTGGAATATGTTTATGAGTCTGGTCTTAATCTTGATGAAGTAATTGAGATCTCTTATGCAAGAGGCTTCGGAGATAAGAGTGTAAATGTCAGAAGGATTTATCCTAAGAGCTTAGTTAAAGAAGCTATCACTAAGATTATTAGTGACTCTGACAATAGTAGGATCAATACATTTTACTGTGTACTGTGTCCTTATAATAAAAAATGTACCCTAAGAGATAGGGTAAAAGGTAAGAATATAATATGAGATTAATTTATGGATCTCCGCTTGTTGATGGTTCAGTACAAGGGAAGCCAGTAACTGATTCTTATGGGGCACAAATAGTGTCTGCTATTATTTTAGATGGTAGCGATATGATAGTACTTATACTGGATAACGTTCAGTCAAGTCACTATATAGAAAGAGTTAAGAATAGATTTGCCACAGACATATTGAGGGCAGATAACTTTGAGAAGATTTCCGATGAAGAGCATGAGGCTTACTCTATGTTCTTGAATTTAAACGGTTTATTGCCGGGTGCTAAAAAGTGAGTAGGCCTGATGGTCGTGGTTCTATTCCTCAGAGATATTTATTTGAACTAATGGAAGAGATTTATCCTTCTTACACTGTTATATATGAACAGGTAATTCCTAGTCTAGGACAGAGGTACGATATATTTGTTAAAGAATTGGGCGTTGCTATTGAATATGATGGCAGACAACATGATCATTTTGTGGAACACTTTCACAAAGATATCAATGGATATATTTCTTCTATTAAAAGAGACAATACAAAAGTTAATTTCTCTAATGAGAATGGGATTAAAGTAGTCAGGCTTGATGGTGACGTCTCTGAGATGACATCTAAAAAGCTAAAGAAAGTAATAGATAGTACAAAGTATCCTAGTAGTGATTACTCCTACGAGTGCCTTAAAGCTCCTGAACCGGAGCGTCTAGTTAGGGCAAGAGAATTCAGAAAGAAACGATACAATAAACATAACAATGGTTGAATAACCATTTTATATATTTTAAAGATCGTTAAAGAACTAAGAGACTCAAAGAGTCTTAAGGTCTAGAAAGTCTAGAAAATATGTAGCAGTCAAGCTGCTACAATATTTTTGATTACCAATTAGGTATTTTTATATAGTATTCTTCAGTTGTTATCCCAAGCTACGCTTGTGATCCCTAACTGAAGAGCTCGTCCCCGGGATGACCGGATCCGGCGGATGAGAACTGCAGTGCACGCCGTCGCCAGGGCATGCATGCAGAGGAAGCTAGCCTTCCTATCTTATAATTAGTTTAAGGAGTTAAGATGAAAATTAGTATTAAAAAGTTCCCTAAGCTATATGGTATAGCCTCAACTGGGAAGATTAAGTCTTGGGAGATTAGTGTTACTAGTCTTGAAGACGACAAGGCCG